GGAGGTGCTGTAGATGAGAGAAAGTTTGGTAAGAAAAGTGAAAGTTTAATGCCAATAATTGGACCACCACTGATGGAAAGTAAAATGTCAGGTATGCCTGATATAGGTGGAGGTGGCACTAACGCTCCTACATCGCAAGCAAAAGAAAGAACTATTGATGCTGGTGTTATTGGTGAGGTATTTGGCGCTTTTAAAAAAATAGCGATTAATCCACAGATTATTTTAGAAAAAGCAAAATCCATTCTTCCACTCCATTCGGGTGAGGTAAAAGAATCCTCAGGTATTGATGTACCTGGCGCTACAGCGGATAGACAAACTATTAACGTATCACCAAAAGAGTATGTGATTACTGGTGAGACTGTTCCTAAAATTCGCTATAAAACGTTTAGAGGTGTGGCAGCACTTGATAAGATAGTTGCAGACGCAGATAGTAATTCAACTCCTGCGAAACTTGGAATGAGAAGTGAAAGAATGATTCCTGGTGCTCCCATGAGGTCAGGTCCTATGATTAATGTTGTTCCTATGCAGGCACCAGCTGGTGGTAAAGAGGTAATTGATCCATCTGGTTCCATACTACCTAACTTCAGTGCAGGAACTGGGTCATCACTTAAGGCAAGGTCACTGGGAGTGATTAGATAATGTTAGGATTAGCATTAGGTGCAGCAAAAATGATTGGTGGTGCTGCCAAAGCAAAGGCAGGTAAAGGTGCTAGAGTAGCAAAAAATATGATGGGTCGTGGCGGAAAAGATAATGGTGGTGGTAGTAGTGCTTTAGTTGCTAGACCATCGTCCTCCATAGTGCCAAGACCTGCCGAATCAACTGCCATAGTTAAAGCACCTAAAGCAAAAAGAACTTATGTGCGTCTTGGAATGGAAGGGCATCTCGTAAACATTAGAGAAAGTGTGAATGGGATAGATGATTATTTAAAAGGCACAATTGCTGCACAGAAAAAAGAAATAGATGATAAAAAGAAAAAGAGCAGTGAGAACAGAAAAGCAAAGCAAGAACAAAAATTAGAAAAACCTAAGAAAAATCAAAAATTTAATATGAAAGGCATGAAGATGCCAAAGACTGGTTTTCTTGATGGTGTATTTAATTTTATCTCTAATGTGCTAATGGGTATGTTAGTTCTTAAATTGATGGAGTTTGGAGGAGCAATAGAAAAAAGTGGAGTCCTCCAATTTATTGGGAAGGCAGCAGATTTTGTATTAAAGTTTGGTGGAAAGTTGCTTGATGGTTTGATGACGTTCATTGACAAATCATATCAATTATATGATAGTCTTGGTGATAACGTTGCTAAAGTTTTTGGTGAGGATGGTAGAAAAGCATTTGATGATTTCTCATCAGGGTTAAACAAAGTATTAAATGCAACAATTGCTATAGCACTAGTTGCTGCTAAACTTAGTGGAGGTATGAGTAAGATACCTGTTAATACACAAGCAATTAAACAACTAAAAAATATTCCAGGTAAAAACTTAAAACAAAAAAAGGAACTTTTAAGAAGATACATCAGTAGAAATGGTAGGAAGGCAGCAGAGAGAAGATTTGGAAAGGCAGCAGTTCAACAATTAGGTGGTAAATTTGCCAGATCTGCTGCTACTAATCTGATTAGAAGAACTGCAGTCGGTATCGTAGGAAGGGCGGCAACTAGACAATCCCTTAGGTTTATGAAGAATTACATTAGTCCTATTGCCAAAAGAATTCCTCTCATAGGTGCATTAATTGATTTTGCACTTAACTATTTTGTCTTCAAAGAACCAATTGGAAGAGCAGCATTCATGGCAATCGGTGCTGGTTTAGGTACATGGGTTGGTGGACTACTTGGAACTGCAATTCCTATTCCTTTTGTAGGTTCTGCTATCGGTGCATTCTTAGGTGCTGCTGGTGGTGACATTTTGGGTGGTGCGATCTATGATATGATTTTTGGTGGTCAATCAGAAGACGCAGCCAGTCAAACGGTAGCAGCAGAAGGTAAGGTAACTGGGGGTCAAGATACTGGTGGTGGAGGTGAGGTAACTAAGGATCAAGATACTACTGGTGGATCTCCTGCATCAAGAGATTTTTCTGGCGTTGAATCAAATATCCAAGGATCAAAAAAAGAAAAATGGAAAGCAGTTTCATCATTAGCACGACAAGCAGGTGCTAAGTATCCTCAGTTAGTTGCTGCTCAATTTGCTCTAGAAAGTGCATGGGGTACAGCACTGGCTGCTAGAAATAATTATTTTGGTATTAAAGCAATTGGATCTGAGAGTGCCACAGTTTCAAATACCAGAGAAGTTATTAATGGTCAGAGTGTATATGTTGATGCAAGATTTAAAAATTTCAAAACTCCATTTGATGCCATCAATCATCTTGTGAATCAGTGGTATAAAGATTACAAAGGATATAAGGGTGTTAATAATGCATCTGATAAGTATACTGCTGCTATGATGTTAAAATCAGAGGGGTATGCCACAGATCCAATTTATGCAAACTCCTTGACAAGATTGATGAATGAATATAATGTTGCTAAATTTGAAGGTGGTGGATACGTTGGTGGTAAGTATGATATGAACCAAATCAATAGTTATGCATCATACGAAGCAGGTAATAGCGATCCTATCGTTATACCACTACCTCTTCCACAACAATCTCAGGCATCACAAATGTATGAAGACAATCAACAGATGGCAACAGTTATTTCTGGCGGTGAAAGGAGTAATCCATTTGAATTCCTTGATTTCCAAGGTTAAATAGAAGTAAGAGGTAATAAAAAATGACAGCATCAAAGGCAGCAGAAGCAGGTTACATAAAAGAATTTACCGTGGCGTCTAATGATAATAAAGGTAATATTAGTATGGTAGGTGGTCTTGTAAACTTTCAATACTTTGAAAGTATTATGGATAACACAGTCAAAGTAAGTGCTGTATTTAATGATAGTGGTGATTCTATAAACGGTAAGACTGCTAGGTCCGGGTTACCAATTGTCACTGAAGAGAAGGTCACTATTAAGATAGAGGACAATAATAAAAATATCCTTGAGTTTAGTGACAAGAAAAATAATCCTTTATTCATCAAAAATTGCACACCTTTATCAGAGGACACAAGAAAAGAAATTTTAAATTTATATTGCGTGTCTGGTGAAGCAATTAAAAATTCTAGAGTTGTGCTACGTTCTAGGTTTGATGGAAAAATCTCTGATACTATTAGAAAGATTGTAACAGAGGGAAATTTTAAAGGTCTTGGTTCAAAGAAAAAACTTGATATTGAAACCACAAAGAATACCTGCAACAAAATACCTAACAACAAACATCCGTTCTATTGGTTGGACAAGTTTTCAGTGCAGGCAGTATCAGAGACCAATCAAACCGAGGGAAAGAGTGCGGGTTACTTTTTCTTTGAAACATCAGAAGGTTATTTCTTTAAATCAATTGATACTTTACTTGATCAAACCGCAAAGAAAACAATTATCTATAATGAAAGTTCTGATAGGAGAGGTCAGGATATACCCGAGGGGTATGATGTGAAAGCATTATCAATGGAGTCTGATAATAGAATTGATGCCATTGAAAAAAATAAGATGGGGACTTTTAGTAATAGGATTGTTACTTTTGACCCATTCACTACCTATTATGAAGTGAATAAAATAAAGGCAACAGAAAATGAATCTGCAATTAAAAAAGCAGGTAAGAAATTACCAAAAATGAATGATGAGTTTAAAAATCCTGATATTAATGAAGAGTTTTCAAGAACAACTTATTACATTTTAGATACAGGAACTCTTCCAACAGGAGATTCAAAAGAACAAATTAAAAAGTCAGGGGAAGAAAACTTTGCGGTTGCAAATATCCATAATCAGTCTATGATGAGATATAACCAGTTGTTTTCAGCACAAATTACCATTACAATTCCTGGTGATTTCTCCCTGCACGCTGGCGATGCTATCTTTATTGACACTCCGGAAATCAAAGATAATAAAAATGACAAAGTTGACTCCCAACAAGGGGGACTATATATAATATCAGATCTATGTCATTACATTTCTCCACAAGATACTTTAACTAAAATGAATTTAGTTAGAGATACCTTTGGTAGAAAACCAAAAAAACGCTAATAACCAATGGAAAATATCGAAACTCATATCGCAAAGGATAAAGAAATCCTTGACAATCCAATGATTTCTCCTAATCAACGTCGTCACATTGAAGGAGAACTACATGAATTAGAAGATTACGCAGAACATCACAAGGCAGATATTGCGGCAGGTGATCATCATGACCCATCACCATTAGAATTATATTGTGATGCTAACCCATCAGAACCCGAATGTTTGGTTTATGAGGATTAATGGAAGGAGGATCTTTATTTAACCCAGGATTTTTAGGATCAAGTTTTCTCTGGTGGGTTGGTCAGATTGCTGACGATGCCACTTGGAGAGATAATATTCTGCCGGGAAAACATAAGGATACGCAAAAACCTGATGGTTGGGGTAGAAGATATAAAGTAAGAATTATTGGTCTTCATGACCAAGGTGAAGAATCTATTGATTCTGATCAACTGCCTTGGGCACAGATAATGTATCCGGTTACGGGTGGTGGTGGTCAAACCTCTGCTACTCACACCTCAAACCTTAGGCAAGGTATGATGGTGTTTGGATTCTTCCTTGATGGACAGGATCAACAAATTCCTGTCATCATGGGAGTGCTTGGACATAATGTCCAGGTTCCATTATCTGCAAAGATTGGTGATAATAGAGTCAGCAATAACACACCTGGACCTTTAGCTACTAGTGGTGTTGCTGAGGGTAGAAATCCACCACCTAACGTCCCCGCAGAGGGTGGTCCAAATCCAGTTGTTCCTGATGATGATCTAAGAGTCACAAAACCAAAATCTGTTGAGAAACAGAAAGAGGATGTTTCTGCTGATAAAATAAAAGAAACAGCACAAAAAGATGGTGGATTATCTGCTGCTAACAACTATGGATTAGATCCAAGTAAATCTCTATCTGATGTGCAGTTTGCTGACATGCAGAGTGCTGTTGCAGAAGCAGAAGCACTTGGTTATAAACCTGGTGGTCCTGAATACGAGAACCTGAAAAAGAAAAGGGTTGCTCAGGGTATTCGTAATCGAAGTAAACAAAATAATTCTCCAATTGCTCCAGTTGAATCAGGACCCACTCTTGAAGGTGTTGATGATGTAACAGTCATTTCAGCAGCTGATACAAAAAGAAATAGTATGTATCAAGAGAAAGGTGTTATCCTTAGTAATTGTAGTTTTACTGAATCAAATTCAAAAGCAATTCAAACTGCCCTTGATAACCTGGTAAAAAAAGTAGAAGGATACATAAGCACATTTCAGAGTTATATTGATAGAGTATCAAATGTAACGGATGATATCCGCAAAGTTGTCGATGACGTTTCAAACGAAATTGCAAGATACACGAAACCTTTGATGGATAAAGTGATGGAATTTGTTTCTAAAAAATTAAATCAAGCACTAACTAAAGTTGTTGCAGCAATGCCATCTAGTTTGAGATATCAGTTTGCTGATATGAAAAAAATTCTTAACGAATTAATTCTTTGTGTTTATAATAAACTTACTAATAAACTTAGTGATATGCTGAGAGGTATTCTTAATAAAGCATTAGGATTGTCTGATTTAGAGAATAAAGCAAAACGTGCAGCAGAGAGTGCTAATGGTGATGATGCGCTTTATAAAAAACTGGCACCTAAAGTTCCTGCATGTTATGCTGAAGGGATTACTGCACAAGTTTTTAAGTCAGCACAACCAGAGATTGAAGAGGCAAATAATTCCATCATTACTAACATGGATAATTTTCTTGATGATATTCAAAAACAACTCGCTGGAGTCAGTGGCGTTCTAGATGGTATCATAAATAAAGTTCCAAATATTTCTGGAAGTTTAACCGCAGCATTTGGGTTTGAAAATATCAAACTAAATATCTTTGGTTGTGAACTTGAACCAAATTGTCCTGTAGATGATTACTATACACTGCAGGGTGGCGGAGCAGCTCAACCCGATGCTAATCTTCCAAGTCCAGCAGCAGTTGGGAAAGC